TCCGGATGTGACACTGCCGGTGTGGGACTCGACGACGGGGATCCAGACTTTGATTGCTGATGACGATCTTGCATTGGATGCGACGTGGGGATCGGCGACGGACGCCGAGGCGGGCACGGTGAAATACAGGATATATATCCGTTCGGGCGCTGCTCCGAATACGTTCGGGGTCGATAGCATCTATTATCTCTGCGAGACGGCGGCTCTAGCGTTCACGATTGCGCAGGACGCGGCCGGGGCCCCACTTGCGGACGGGACGACGTATTACGTGATCGTTCGGGCGGTGGACGCAGCGGGGAACGAGGACACGAACACGACAAGCCTTAACGCTGAAGCGGATCTGGTTAGTTATCCGGCTCCGGACGTGACGCCGCCGGTGTGGGACAGCACGACGGGGATTCAGAGTCTGACGGACAACACAGACCTCAGCCTGAGCGCGGAATGGAACTCGGCTACGGATGCGGGAGGCGGGACTGAAGTTTACAGGATTTACATACGGGCGGGGGCCGCGCCGGACTCGTTCGGCCTGAGCAGTCCGTATTTTCTGTGCGAAACGCCACTGCTCAAGCATCGTATAGCGTCGACGCCGAACGGCGTGGCGCTGGTGGCCGGTACGACGTATCACGTGATCGTGCGCGCGGCGGACGACGCGGGGAACGAGGAAACGAACTCGACGAGCCTGAGCGAGACGGCCACGCTGCCCTCCGGGACGATCACGATAAATTATCCCGTTTCGGTGGCGATTACTAAAAATGAAATAAACATAGAGGTCAGCATGCCATGAACATATATGAAATCTTCAGCGGCGACACGCCTACGTTGAAATTTACGGTGACGAACAGCGACGGGTCGGCATGCGACCTGACTAACGCGACGGTGACGTTTGTGGGCGCTTTGTATCCGGACGCGGCTGAGCTTGCATGGAGTGCGACGGGCACGATTACGAACGCGGCGGGCGGACTGTGCGAATATACGATGACCGCCGACGATACGGGCGTGCCGGGCATGTACGACTGCGAGCTTCACATAGAGTGGGTTAGCGGCGTGATCCTGACCGCGGACAGGTTCAGAATTCGGATTCTGAGGTCGATGTATGTGGCGCCGGCGCCGTGACGAAGGTTGATTCATGCGAGTTCGGGGTTGCTTCGTCGGTCAAAAGACGACCTCCTCGCAATGACGAAAAGTTTTAGTTTGTAAATCTTTTGCTGAAGACTGAAGACTAAAAATTATGCCGCTTCAAACTTTTCCAACGATAAATCCGGACTACGTGTACGAGGTCGGAACGGAGTGGAAGACGACCGTGAACACGATGGGCGACGGGACGGAGGAGCGCGTTCAGCAGTGGGTTTCGGCGAAACGGGTGTGGACACTCAACTTCAGCTCGCTGAGCGTAACGGACATGGGGACGCTGAACTCGTTTTTCGCGGCGCGGAAGGGGTCGTTCGAGGCGTTTTACTGGACGTGCAAGATTGACAGCGTGCAGTATACGGTGCGGTTTGTTGAGGATAAACTGGTTCCGAAACGGCTGAATAATTTCAGGTACAGCGTGAGTTTTTCACTTATCACCTGCAATGGTTGAAATAAACGAGTCTGGGGTCCCCGCTTTCGCGGGGATGACAATATATTAAGGTGCAAAATGAGATCCCTCAGTGCTGGAATGCTGTCCTCCGCCGCGTCGATCGAGAAGCGGATACTGTTTCTGCTGGAGATCGACGCAGCGAGCGCGACGCTGCGATATGTGAACTGCGTTGACGCGGTGAGCTTCGGCGGCAATACCTACTCCTCCAAATCATTTGTTTTCCCGCAGTCGAGCCATAATACGGCTCTGAGTTATGAGGCGGTTACGGTGATGGTGGCAAACCTGAACCGGGCGCTGGGGAGCTATGTGTTCGTGGGCGAGTTGCGGGGCTGCCGTCTGCGAGTTAAGCAGATATTTCTGGATGCGGCGGGAGATCCGATTGACACGGGCGGCACGGGCGACGACTACATCGACCTGATTGACGGCTATATCGAGGACATCACGGTGAGCGATCCGGTGGTTGCGCTGAGCGTCCGGAGCGCGCTGTATGCGCTTGAAAAAACGGTGCCGGTGCGGAACTACGGATCGACGTGCCCGTGGGTGTTCGGTGGCACGGAGTGCGGGGCGGCGACGGGTCAGCTTACCGGCCAGACGGCGGACGCGGGGACGACGGCGTCGGTGATTGCGGATGCGGCACGGACGGAGGCGGCGGATTACTGGAAGGACGGTCTGCTGACGATGACGAGCGGGGCGACGTCGGGAGAGAAACGCCGGATTCTGAGCAGCGCGCCGGGGACGGTGACGCTGGAACATGCGCTGAGCGCGGCGCCGGCCGCGGGGGCTACTTACACGATCCAGCGAGGCTGTGATAAGCAGTACGATACGTGCGATGTGAAGTTCAGTAATTCGGCGAATTTCAGCGGGTTTGTGAACCTGCCGGCTGAGATAATTAAGGATTATGGAGTGGCATGATGGGTGTAAATAACAAAATAAATGAGAACGGGGTTGCTTCGTCGGGCAAAAGCGGCCCTCCTCGCAATGACGATAATACAACGTCGGAGATGCGCAGGCTCGATAATCTGATAACGAGTTGGGAGCATGTGAAGGCGGAGTACGGGCGGAGCGCGGAGGCGGGGATTGCGGCGTATCAGTGCCTGACTCAGAACTGTCCGCTGTGCGAGGAGTATAAGAACCACGATATCGAGTGCGATCCGGAGGGTCTGGCGGCGGTGCTGAAGTGCAGGCCGTGCCCGATTGTGAAGGCGACGAGGCGGGTGTGCGTGGCGCACTGGCGGGACTCGGGGATCGATGACTACTGGTATCTGACGGAGGACGCGCCGCGCGTGGCGGACAGTATTATCGCGTTCTTGATTAATGTAAGGTCGGTTTTTGTGGGGGACGGTGAGCCGACGGTTGATTCAAATGAGTTCGGGGTTGCCACGTCGGCAAAAACAGCCTCCTCGCAATGACGATAATATTTAGTTTTTGAATCTTTTTCTAAAGCCTAAGGCCTAAAGCCGATTTTGGAGCGATATGGGCGATATTAAAGAGGTACTACATAAACCGCTTAAGCTGCTGCCGCTGGCTATGTGGGCGGTGGCGGGTCCGCTGGGTTCGATTTCGCTGTTCGGCGGGGCGGCGCTGACGGGGCTGGAGGCGTTCGGGCTGGGCAGCACGATCCTCGCGCTGGGCGCGAAGCGAAAACATTCAGGCAACGACTCATATTCTCCTACATACAGCCTGAGCAAGCCGTCGAATTCGCTGTCGAACATGCTTCCGCTGCCGATTGTTTACGGGAAGATGCGGATGGGCGGCAACATAATATGGCAGCGGACGCTGAGCGATCAGGAAGTGGCCCGGGCGGTGGCGCTATGCGCGGGGCCGGTGTCGGCGGTGGAGGACATACGGATCAACAACCGGCCGGTGAGCGACTGCGCGGGATCGTCTGCGACGGGCTATGTGGGCTTGACGGCGCAGACTCCGGACGCTCGGATGAGCGCGTACTATAAAGGATCGGTTAAGCGTCTGGCATATCTGGCAGCTACGCTGAAGGCTACGGAACAGGTGCAGGGCGATCCGGTGCTTACGGCGGTGGTGAAGGGCCGGGAGTGCGAGTATTGGGACGGCGACGAATGGCTGACGGGCTGGACGCGGAACCCGGCGTGGATAATAAGAGATTTTCTCATCAACATAGTAGGCGTTTCATCGAACCTTATGGACGACGATGCGTTCATAGCCGCGGCGGCGATCTGCGACGCGACTGTGAGCGGCGAGTATGACCGGGGCGAGAATGTGGCGACGTCGGGCACGATTACGGGCGGAACTAATCCGACGCATGGAAATGACGGATCATATACTTGCGACGATACATGGAGCGTGACAGCTGCTCAGAACGAGAATCTCGTGGAACTTGGAGTGCTGGATTTGGGGTCGGCGAAGCTGTGCAGTCAGGCTCGGGTCTACCTGTACGACGGAGACAGCCGCGAATACTATAACTGGAAGCTCGAGGGGAGCGCAAACGGCGTCGATTACACGACACTTTTCGACGGCACGGGCAGCGGAGTCAATTATAAGGGCTGCCAGATTGTTGATTTTACGCGCGCGAGCTACCGATATTTCAGGGTATCTGGATCTGGAAATACGGTCAATACAGGTTTTCACGTGAAGGAAATCGAGGTTTACGAGGACATAGCGGCCGTGAGGTACGCGCTCGATGTCTGTGTGGACGCCGCGGCGCCGGCGCGGGATATTCTGGAGGACATGCTTGCGTCTTTCGGCGGTTATCTCACATTCAGCAAGGGCCTGATCGGCCTGAAGATCGACGGTGACTCGGCGGCGGCAGCGGCGTTCGACGACACGAATATCATCGAGGACTCGATTGAGATTACGTCGATCGCCCGCGCGGAAAAACCTAACCGGACAGTCATTTATTTTGTTAATCCGCTGAAAAACTGGCTGCGGGACGACGTGAGCGACGACGATCTGGAGGACCAGCAGGCGAACGGCATCAGGCAGAAAGAGCTCTCATTACTGTATATTACACGACCGGGGCAGGCGCGTCGGATGGCGCGGCTGGCGGGTAATATTGCGCGGCAGGTTAAGTGGATCGCGAGCTGGCGGGCGGGCCTGAACGCGGTGGCCTGCCTGCCGGGAGACGTGGTGACGCTGACGTGCGATTTCGCCGGCTGGACTACTAAAAAATTCAAGATCACCGACATCGAGGAGCAGCCGGACGGCAGCCGCAAAATTACCGCCCGGGAGCATATCGCGTCGATTTACGCGGATCAGGCGGGCGGCTATTACGACGCGAACGATTACTCGACGCTGAGCGATCCGGACGAGATGACGGCGCCGCGGGCTTGCACGGGAATGGTGCTGACTGAGGACAAGCGGCAGCATCAGGACGGCACGTGGCTGCCTCTGATTCATGTGGATTTTGATAAGCCGCCTGACGTTTTTTATTCGCACTGCGAGGTTCAGCTCAGCTCGGACGGCTCGACGTACGATACGGTCGGGATATGCACGGGTGTGCAGTATGATATCGAGAACGTTCCGGCCGGGACGTGGTATGTGCGGCTGGTGGCGGTCAATATCAAGGGCCTGAAATCGCCGTACGCGACGTGCCCGGCGGACGATATCATCATAGGCGGAAAGGCGGACGCGCCGGGCAATGTGACAGGTTTCAGCTATGTAATCAATCAGGGACTTCTACAGCTTTATTGGGACACGGCTCGGGACGCGAATAACGATCTGAGCTATTACGAGATACGGGACGGAGCGAGCTGGGCGAGCGGGACGGTGCTGGCGACGGATATCAAGGCCACAAAAATAGCGGTTTCGCCGACAAAAGGCTCGTATAACCTCTACATAAAAGCGTTCGATAGGAGCGGTAACGAATCGAGCGGTGCGACGAATCTGTCGATTACGTTCATCTGGCCGCAAACGACGGGACTGAACCTGCTCCCGAACGGGGGCTTCGAATATATTAAAAAGGTGGGGATTTACGGAGGCGATACGGGATTTGTTCCGGGCTGGACGATCGCGAGCACGACAGCGGGCATTTATATCAGCGATTTGGCTACGAGCGGATATCCCGCATCGTATTTTATCGGCGGCCAGTACCTGCTCGAATTGAAGGCAAGTACTTCCGAATATTGCTATATCACAAGCACGGACATCCCGGTGAGCGCGTCGACTAAATATCAGTTTAGCGGTTATTTTAAGATCAGCGACAACAGCACGGGCGACCAGAGCGTGACGGTAAGGCTCTACTATCTCGATTACGCAAAAAGCCTTTTGTCTTACAGCGATATTATCAGTTCGCAGGCGCTGGCAAAAAGCGCGATGACGCGGTACGTCGCGGCGTTCACGACGCCCGCAAATACCGCGTATATCGAGGTGCGCGTTTACGCTAATACGATGGCGAGCGGCTGGTCATATATTCAA